AAGCTCTTGCCAATGGCGTTCCCATGTACTACGCTTACTCTTTAAATGCTCAAAGTGTTTATCAATCCTCGTGCCTAAAGGATCTTTTTCTCCATAATCTGCCATGAGTTTACCTATACATTAATTAAAGATTGAGCTGTATTAAATGTTCTTTTTTCACTTATTAAACGCCGTGTTTCACTTGGGTTGCCAAATGGATCACCAGCATTGCTCGCATCTCTTCGGGATTTTACACCAGGTTGTGCAAATGCTTGACCTAATGAATCTACTGTATCGTTAAATATACCACCGAATACTCCACCAAGTATTTCGCCATAATCATTAAACAGATTACCTAAATTTTCTGCACCTTGTTCAGCCATGTCATTATTATTTCCTGAAGCATAATCCCACCATATCTTTGCATCACCTTGTGGTTTAAATGCATTATCATACCAACCTTGAGGATTAACAATTAGTGCATTTTCATTACCTATATTTAGTAGCGGATCCATTACATGTTTATTTATTCCTGTACTTACATCATTTATAAGAGAAACAGTATTATCTACAAATGTATTAGCATCAGCTATATTACTATTGATAGTACCTTCCGCTTGTGTAGCTGAGTCGTTGTTATCTTCTAGGATTCCTTCTAAATTAGATTGACCAGTATCCATAGTAACGGCAACAGTTTCATTAATAGAATCTTCTGCTTTATCTGCCTGATCTTTGATGTCTCCAACTGGATCATCACCTAATGTGTCTTGCAAATTGTCTGATAAATCACCTACTGGATCATCACCAATACTAGCAGCAGCATCAATTTGTGCCTGTGCAGCAGCATGTGCCGCTGCTATCGCAGCTCTCTGACCAGCTTTTATTTTGTCAGTAGCTTGATTCATAGCATTATTTGCAGCGTTATTACCTCCGTTACCGATACCTAATGCATCTGCTACTGCATGATTATGCCAGTAACGTTTCGTATCACATAATGTTACTTCACCTTGATATTCAAAGGATTTAGAGGATTCTTCAACTAACTCTTGCTTATTGTCATCCCATGTGTAAACTATTTCTGTGTATATTTTCATATTATCTCCTTATGATAAATTTGCAGTACTTTGTCTGCCACGTTGAGTTTTTGTTAAATCAGTAGCAAGACCTCCACGATTCAACATATTTTCTCTTCTCAAAAAAGAATCTATGGTATTTGCTGCTTGCCAGTTGCCCTGATTAATTAAACTTGGATCTTCTGACTCTGAAGCAACTACTGCTTCACCACTACTACCACCACCACCTTTACCTGCTGAACCATATCCAGGTATTTGTGTACCCCTTAAATGATGTGATGCTTTCATTCCTGTTTCTTCCATCCACGGAAGTAAGTCTTGATGTAATGTACCTCCTGTTCCACTCAAACCACCTTCCCATAAGGGCGATAGTTGCCTAGACCAGCCCATTGTAGATCTATCTAAATTAGATAATCCTTTACTCCAATCTGTTTGAAGTTCTCCCTCACGCATCGGTCTATGTAATAATTGTTCCCCAATAGTTCCTCCACCTTGTGTTGCAAGATAGTCTCTGGTTTGTCCCAAGTTTGTAGTTAACCCACGACCGAATTTTCCTAGAAAACTCTCGCTTTTATTAAACTTACCACTAAAACCAGAAAACATTTTACCTAATGATCCACCAAGACTAAATTTCATATTTCTCCTTATGCATGTACACGGTTATCAAGTGGGAAGTAATCCCACTCGCCTGGTCCTGATCCAATTGCTTTTCTCTTTCTCTTTTTACTAGCTTTATCTAATGTTGCAAACTGTAATGATTGAACTGCATATCTAGTTGCACTCATCAAGTCATCCATATTTGCTACGATTTTACCATCTTTGCGGTGATACATTCTTACTTCTTCATACCAATCTCTTAAGTAAGTAAAAACTCTAAAACGGCCTGTTTCCATTCTTTGTAGCATTTCCATTATGCCAGGTTCAATAGCAATGTCTCCTTTCGGATTTTTAAAATGCTGATGCATCATATTCAGTCCTTGTTTACGATAAATGTCAGCAAGAGATTGACCTGAACCTTTATCATGCTGACTACCATCATGAGGCCATACGACAGGAATCCATTTCCCTCTTTCACGTATAGCAGCAGAATGGACAACAGGCGTTTGGGCAGACTGTCTGTAACAGTCATATACATATACTGTATCTGTATCTCGATCCCATGCAAGCCAAACCGCAGCAGTAGGGTGATCCCACCCAAAATCTATGCCACAGATACGAGGCCAGTATTCAGGAATCGCAAAGGGTTCACATTCTATTTGCTCAGTAACATTAGGAAATACCATACCTGAACCAAATACTGGGATACCTTTGGATCGCATTTCTCTTTCATGTGGAGGTAATGCTCTTAGTATCTCTTCTTTAATCTCATCATTCAAGTGTGGTGCATCATCCCATGTTGCAGCAAAGAGTGCTTGGGAACTTCCTAGCTTAGTCATAAACTGAGTAACAACTGGTGTCATACCTGTTTCTGGAGTAAAGGTCATATATACTAGCCCACCAGATTTCAGGGATGCACGAAGTGCCTGTGAATATATATCTTGTGGAGGTTCCTCGTCTAACCACACAACATCAACTGCTTTACCCATCCATTGTTGTTTACCCTGCTCATATGACTTAAACATCAGCTTAGAGTTCTTTCCAGACACATGTTTAACTACAAGACTTTGTACTGCATTGGGAATGCCAGGTAATCGTAAAGGTGTACCAACAATCAATTCTCTTGGTATTGCACCCTTACCGTACTCTTCTGGATCTCCAGGTTCTCCAATTAACTCTGCTTGTACTATATCTCTAGTATTACCAGTAGTATTACCTGCAGCCCATGCTACAACTGGTCTTTTGAACCTTGCTCCTGTCCACCAATCAGGGTACATTCCTGTTAGATGAATTGCGAGTTCAACGGCTCCGCAGTAGGTTTTGCCTGTTTTATTAGCAGCCATAAGTAAACGCTGTCTTGCCAGTTTACCAGAGCTATCTTTTGCATTATGAAACCGCTTCTGATACTCATACGGTTCATAGACTACAAGTTTATTAGTCTCTTCTGCTTCAACAATTGCTTCTGCAATTTCTATAGCTCGTTCAGCTCCACTCATACTAATTTATATTAGGATTAAATCTTACTCTATTTTGTGGGGCATACCTGTCATATTTCTTTGGGTCCCATACTGCACCAGTTATAATTGACTTCTTGGTTTTGCTTCCAGCACCTTTAGGTAGTTTCCCTGCAATATTTGACCATTTACCACCAATTGACTTTAAATGTGCTTTCTGACTTTTTATTTTAGCTTTTTGTTTTAGTTCTTTAGTAGTCTCTCCATGATACATTTGTCTTGCAGGTTGTAGAACAGGTTTACTTTTCGGTGAACGTTGATCTGTTGCTTTAGGAGCAAGACGATTTAAAACGTGAGATTTGGGTTTAGATTGGTGTTTACCCATACTTCTAAGTCTATTCTGTTTACCATGTTCTTTTTCCAATTTGACTTGTTTTAAAGACTTCCCTGCTAGAGATGGTGTTAGAGGTGTAGCTATTGGTTTTTCTCCACTATACTCTGCCCATGCTTTAGCATTTTTGTACTCTTTAGCTTCTTTTGCTTTTTCTTTCCCATAATGCCTGTCTGCTGCTTTTTGTCTTATTTTATCTCCATATGCATCAAAGCCTGTTATGTTGGAGCTAGTAGATGGAGGACTAAATTCAGGGTTACTTCCATCCAAAAGTGGATTAGGCTCTTCTCCTACAATTTCCCTATATGCTTGTGCATCTTCCCTACTAAAACCACCCCTTTTCCCAAATTGTTTTGCTACAGATAGGAGAGAATCGTGGTAGCCACGTGCTTGTTTAACTGCAATAGAATTATTGACAGTACCTTCTGCACCCCAACCTCCTTCTTTCTTATAATTAGAAATTCTTTTTGCACCCTTTGCCTGGTTAACTTTTGCAGATGTCATTTGTATGTGATCAGTAAGATACAAGCTCTGCATTTGCTTCGGGGATAACTTTGTAGTACCTCCTTCTCTTACTTGGTGTTTTTTCTTAACAAAATCTGCTGATAAATCTGATGGAGGAGTAACCATTTGTTGAACTGTAAAAAGGGAAGCAATGTGATCACCTTCTGTCCGTACACCTTTTAAAGATTTATTTGTTGTAGGGTCTATTGCAAATCTCTTCTCTGTAGATGGTCTTTTATCATAACCGCCACTTACAGTATTAAATTTATCCATTAATACAGGTGGAGGTTTTTGCAATTGTAGTTGTTGCTTCCTCTTAATAGACCATTTGGTCGTTGTCTCGTCTTCTCTTGGTGTCTTTCTTTGATCGAATAGAGTCCTATCATATACAAAATCTGTAGACAGACTAGGTTTTCCCCGAACCATAGTCATAACTTCCATAGGTGCTTTCTCTGGCTTCGCAGCAACAGTTGGGCTAGATGCAGTAGTGTTAATAAGACTACCTTGTGCTTTTACTGGCTTTTTAGCAGATTTATTCTTTCGGTTCTTTCTCTTCTGCTCTGCCCATGAGATTATTTCAGCCTGTTTCATATCAATTCCTCCTGGCTCCCCTTCTATTCTTCCACGCATTATCTGTAGAAGGTTTCAGCATATTGATTATAGATGCGTTCCCTTTACCAGTTAATCCAGATTTGCGCCTCCGTCCAAATTCTCGGAGTTTCTTAGGATCATAATCACCAAAGATTCCTAAAGTATTCAAATATCCTGGTTCTTCATCAATCCCACTAGCAACTTTTGTATTGCCAAGAAATTCTCTTAAATACTGTTTACCTCTGTCAAACAAAGTTGGATTCCTATCCCATAACGCTGCTTCGGCAATTGCTGGCGCAACTAATAAGCTACCAATGCCTACTGCTGGTAAAATGGCTTTCGATGCTCCTTTTATATTTGGCACTTTATTAATAAGTGTTTTTACAGCTTTCTTCCGAACATTTGTTTTAGTATCATATGCTCCTGTTATACGGCTCTTAAATAATTCAATAGTTTCTGGAGTTGGGCCTACACCAGCTTTAGCGTTACTTGAACGTACTTCTTTAATTACTGTAAGAGCATTAGTAACTTGTTTAGGATCAGAGAAGATTTTTTGAGTTTGCTCTATTACTGCCTTCCTTGTTCCTCCACGAACTAGGTTCCTACCTGTAACAACTTCTGTTGAAGACCAACCTTTTCCTTCAAGTGCTTTATGATAAACAACATTAATACCACTAATATTCGCACTTTTTGAAACTACTAACTCAAATTCTGATAATTCTGCTCCGTAGTCCGTTTTATATTTCAGTACATCACCTTTCTTAAATTTAGGTGCTTCAGCTTTTTTCTTGGCCTCTTTGTCATAAAATACTTTTTTCTCTCTTTCAATCATTTCACCAAATTTAACCATTGCATCTCTTTGTGACATAGGTAATTTTGGTTCTGTATATACTTTAACATTATATCCTCCACCTACTTCTTTCCTTGTCACTATGGGTTTAACCCCAACGCCCTGACCAGCAGCAGTTGCTCGACCAATTCTTTGCTCCCTTGCTATATCATCTGGTGTCATTACATATTTGGGATCACTTCCAGGCATTGCTGTAGTCGCTTCATATTTTGGAGTGGATGCATTAATAGAGGTTTGACCTCCAAACTGTGCAGGGAACGCAGATGTTATACCAGATTTTTTACCTGTAAATCCACGTTCTTCTGCATCATCAATACTTATCATATCTGTAGATTCCCTATAAGATTCCAGTAATCCAAATGTTTCTTGTTGTACAGGGGGCTTTGAACCTTTTTGCCCACTTCCATCTTCTTCCGTAAATGAGTCGCCTTGTAGGAAAGATTGAACTGCATCATATTCGGGAGCGCCTTGATTAACTACTCTTGACATACTTGAACTAATTAAAGAACTTATATCATGAGGATATTCTGCAAGGGAATAGTAATTCGACGGTGATCTAGGACCATATTGAACAAGATTCTTTGGTGTTAAATTAAGCTCTGCTGCTGTCTTACCAGTATCTACTCGTTCTGCATGATATATCTGTCCTGGATAACCTTTCCATGTTGTTGCTTGCTTCGGATTTTCCCAATCCCAAGTTCCGCCTTTAGTCCGATCTACTACAGTCTCATGTATTGTGGGTTCATTACTAAGTTGGAGTTCTTCTGCAGAGGATGTAATTTGTATTGGTACTAGCTCATCTTTAAGAGCATAATTAAAGTCTTTTATTTTTTGTTCAGTTTCATCAGGCAACATATTCTCAAAAGACGAACCTTTCATATCAAGTTCTTCGTCTATTGAAGCAGCATAGTCTGATTGACTTGTGGAAGAGGCCATTGTAACAGTTTCAGGCGTTTCTGGCCCAGTAACAGTTTCTCCTGTAATCAGAGTAGAGCCTGTATATTCTGTATCTACTTGACCTTTTACTATTCTATAGTTTGGCTTTGAATAAGAGTCTTCCCCATGTTGAAGGGCCGATGGTAGGTTTAATTCTTGTTGTGCAGCTATGCCCTGGCGCAGAGGATTTATAAGAGAGCCAGAATGCCATGAACGTGTGTCTTCTAAGCGTTGCGGAGTAAATGTCGGGGCATCGGGGGTCTGAATCTGTTGGTAAAGTTCTTTATTCTGTAAGAATTTTAATGCTCCTGCTTTAAAAGCACGTTTTTCTTCTACAGTCTTAAATTTTTTGGTATTAACTGTATCAATGAATTCATCTGTTATTTGGATACTACTTGGGACTAACTTAGGTTTACCATCTTCAGCAATCCCATATCTTGCTATTTTTTCTAGGGGAGAGAGCTTTGTAGCTTTTCTTGA